GTAATGTATTCTTTTTTCTTTAACTTACGTGATGTTTTGTAATCAATAATAGATGGAACACCATTCCATACACCAATCAAATCAGCACGACCCGCCATGTTGAGATGATCAGAATAGAGAGCCAACTCTTGACCCCATACTTCATCAACGTTTTCTTCGAGTGTTTTAAATAAACTTGATGCAGTCGCCACGATATCTGGCATTGCACCTTCTTTGTAATTAGGATCATTGTCTACATATTTTTCCAGCATGTTATGTACTGAAGTACCACGTCTCGAAGCACGGGTCGAAATTTTATTTGCTTCCTCTTCGCCGACCCGCGCTCGCCATGCACGAATAGCGTCTTCACCTAAATGACTGAGTACAGTTGTAACTGATGGATAATCTTTACCATCTGGAGATATGTACTTTCTGCCGGTAGACTTCGTTTCGCATGTAAGATCTTCGTAACCTAGATCTAGTGGTTTATGTATAAATGCCATATTAGCTTGTTACCTTTAATGTTATGAATTTTCTCCTCGCCTTATCAAACATAAGTGGTTTCTTGAAAGTAACAAACTTATCTTTACCAGAGATTTTGTACCCAACCAACTTACCCGCTGCATTGAGAAAGTAAGTGTGGTTAGGTTGGTTATAGGACACTTCGGTCCACTTTGTAATTTCTTTTAGAGCAACTACAGAACCTTCTAATAATCTCATAAGTACATAGGTCCTGTCCAAGCTACTGTGTATTCTTCGAAGATGTTTCCTCGAGCCTTGTTAGTGGCTGGTGCGGCCCATGAAGCAGCCAACAGAATATCACCACGTTTGAATTTGTCACTATCTTTTTTCACAACAAATCCCCAAACTGATCGATCGGATATAAGCTTAACATACTTACTACCACGATTGTTAATTACCAGCTTTTCATTAAATTCATTAATTCGTTTTTGGAAGTAAGCATCATCAGTGAACTCACCTCTTTCACGACGACTACAATGTGTAACATAATCATCAACAGCGATCTTTCTTAAAATTTTTACAGAAGTGTCAAAATCATAATCGATATCTTTTTCCCAATCGTGTATAACTCTTGTTGTAGCCATAATATAAGTCCTGTTTCATTAATTTATATAGCCATTATATAACATTATTTTACTTTTGTACACTGTTTTGTTAGACTATTTTGTTATAACGGGTCACGTCCTTATAACTGAACATAACTTGATATAACATACTTTGGTCCTGAAATTGGAGTGCATCCCATGTGCGGATATTGCCATGTAGGAGGAAAACATACTACAGATCCAGCTTTTGGTTTAATTGATATTTCCTCTCCTGATGGTTCAAATCTAAATTTAGTTTCTCCACCTTCTTCAACATCGTTTAAATAGAAAAACATTACAAGTATTCTTTTACTTGATTCTGTAGTTGTATTGTCGGTATGCCACTTAAAGACACCTTCGTTTGGCTCATAGCGTTTCACTCTTGGCTCTTCGAAATATCTAGTTTTAGGAAAGAATTTAAATTCAGAAGAATACTTAGAATATATACCTTGCATCAAACCAGTAAACTGCTGACTCACATCTTTAAATGTTTTTGATTGCATCATGTTAATTTCATGAAAATCATAAGCAATAGTTTTCATATGCTTAGAATTTGATTGATCATATAAAGATATTAAATAATCACACGTTTCTTTTGTTATTACATCATTATAGACTTTAATATAATCAGAAAGCTTACTCAATATTACACCTTTTTTCTATTTACATCAGTCTGGCCATCTTTAGGTCTAGCATCTTGTGCCATCGAACCTTTGTAACCAGTCATTATAGCTTTAAGCCTATATCGATCAATATTACTAAGATTTTCGATTGCCTTCTTTACAGCATTTAATTCTTTATCTCTACGAACACTATTAGACATCTTTATTTTCTTTAAAACAATATCATATAGATCATAACATTGATTATTGCTTAGTGGTCTTATTAGATTTCTTGCTTCACTATCATAATCTCTTACATCTTCTGTTTCTTTCCACTTCATAATTTGCCTCGATCAACAAGCTCTTTTGTCATTATAAAATCTCTTACTAAACCACTTCGAACAATATCTTTAAAACTAAACTCAATAATATCGAATGATGTCATATGAGACAGTATGCTAATAAATTGGTTAATGCCTTCTTTGTCGTTATTCTTTGTAAAGTCTGATTGATAGTAATCACCACACATAAGAAATCTTGCATCACGACCGATACGTGTTATAATAGAGCAAAGCTCGTGGTAGTTACAGTTTTGTGATTCATCGACTATAACAATTGCATTATTAAATGTTTGCCCTCGAAGATATGATGTTGTCATAAACTCAATTGTTTTTATTTGAGTTAGTTTATTCCATGCATCACCATCATCGAATAGATCATTTACAATTACTTCATAAGGTGCAGTATAAGCAGCTTCTTTCTCTTCTTGTGTGCCTGGCAGAAAACCCATGTCTCTTGTCGGTACAGCTGAACGAACTATGATTACTCGATCGTACGGTGTTTCTTTATCCATCACATCAACCAAAGCAAGATATAAAGATACGAATGTTTTACCAGTACCAGCCGCACCAGAGATACAAAGATTCAGTCCTTGTTTATAAGACTCGAATACTTGCTCTTGAGTCTTTGTTGCAGGCTCTAACGTTTTTAAATGCTCGAGGCGTAGACGTTGTGGTTTATTCATTTGGTATCTATCGTGCAGCGTTTAGGATCTGAGTTTTTCTTAATTGATTTAAGAACATCATTAAATTCATTAGATGCTTGACTAATAGTACTACGAACACCACCTACAATTTCTGGCGCTGACAGCACTTGCTGGATATTAGGATCCTTGACATATTCTTGCATTGATGCAATAGACATCATCTTTGTCTCTACTTCACCAGTTTCTAAATTTTTAAAATCATACAATGGCATGAAACCACTCCGGTTGTTTACGCTTGGTCCACTTCATTGCAAACCTTGCTTGTTTAGTTTGGTAAAATGCACGATATGACTTAACAGCATCTTCAAACATACATTCAGGATTAGACCCCATTGCTAATCTAAATGGACTTTTACCTGTTGTATGTTTAATCTTCTTTGGTGCATTTCTTAATACGGTAGCAAGTTTTGTTTCACTCGCATGAACTTTACCATACCTATATGTATACTCATCACATAGTGCAATAAAATGTTTATAGTGCCAATCGTAATTACTACAGTTTTCTCGAGACCAGACAGTACATGGATGATTCATATGTACAGCTTTATATAGAATGTCTTCTCGGTAATCATCGAGTTTAAAGTACTGTAACATAGAGCCAGATTTAGAAGGCCGACGTTCCATTGTACCATCAATCATACGATGTACTGTTGATAACATTTGGGCTGATTCAACAACCATTTTGGGAATGTGTTTGTCGCACTGAAGTTGTGCTGCTTTTACGGGATCATTGTCTAAAATAAATATATTCATAATGTATATTATACCACAGTTTCACAGAAAAGTAAACCCCCTTTTAGAGGGGGTCGACCTAGATTTATCACCTCCTTACTTATGATGCATACCTTAATTCTTCAATATACTCGTCAAGATAATCTATCTTCTTTTGCATTTTAAATGCTTTATCTGACTTTCCTTTCTTTAACAGTCGTTCACGATAGTATGTTGCTTTATTCCTATCCTTCTTTAACCGTTCGATCTCTTGTAACCTCATATAGAATTTTGCCCTCCATAAAGTTTTAATTGATCATCATATAGGTATTTAAGTTCGGATCCTCCTTATTACGGTTGGTTAATGAATCACTTTACGATAAGATTTGGGAATGCATCGGAGACTAATTTTTTTGTTACTCCCTTATATTTTCCAACCAATTCTTTATCTTTCATCATAACGATAAGTTTTGCTTCTTCTGGAGATACTGTCTCCAAAACTTTAATGAATTTATCTTCACGAACACCAGCCTTTAAACGATCTCCATCATATCCTTTTGCGAAATAACGAAACTCAGCTGATACTGCACCAAAGCCAGCTTTAGAATCTTTATTAGGAGTATATGGGGGTGTGCCTTTCGGTAAATTAAATTCGAGTGATTTGTCAAACGCTCCTTTTAAGAAGGTCTTGAGTTGACGTGATTCATTCTTAATGAGATATGCTTTCTTACCTTTTGCTGTTTTAATTTCTGCAAGATCTTTAAGAATTGTTGATATTACTAGTTCTTTAGCCATTGTTATAAAATTCCTCTACGCTTTCAATCAATAGATTACATCGTTTCTTAATTAAATAGTTTAATGCTTTCATTTGCATTGGTTTTTTACTATTGTTAAAAGTATTTATAATCATTTCACTGATGTTTTCTGGTATTTCGGTTAAATCAATTAATTTTTTATTGCGCTGATAATTGCGATATACTTCAGTATCCATTACCTCAGATAGCTTTTCTGAATTATCCAGCCATTCTTCTACTTGCTTTGCTCTTATTGGCGTTTGTCGTAAACCTTCTTCAACAAATACATTGTCTGCAGACTTAACATTTGGTACACCATCACCAGCATCACCCTTAATAATATGATTGAAGCGATAGATATGAGGGTTCTTATCAGTTACTTCTTTCTTTTGCATAGGACTGAATTGAGATACATTCTTAAATCGATGAAGCTGAATAAAGTCTTTATCAGATGAGATAATCTTAACTGGTTCGTCCTTACCAAACTCTTGTGTTTGTAGCGCAAGAGTGCCAATCACATCATCAGCTTCGCAACCTTCTAGATGAATAACTTTATATGGTAGGTTTTCTCGTATCTCATCTCTTACGAGATTTAGAATACGAAAGATTTCTGGCCAATCTGTATCAGACTGGTTATCTCTATTCTTTTTACGAGCTGCTTTGTATTGCGGAAAGTATTGCTTTCTCCATGTATTCATACCATCACAGCAAATAACCATTTGACCATACTGATCTCGATACTTCTTATTGTACATACGAATACTATTCAGTATCATATGTCTTATCATGTTTTCATCATTTA